TGTTGGAGCGGGCGATGGGGATCGAACCCACGACATCCAGCTTGGGAAGCTATAGGAAGAATTGTTTCAGAGAGTTTCCTAGGTGTCAAAACACTATCGAAACCCTTGTTTTGTTGACGATTGCGTTTCACGATGCTTCTTGATGTCAGCGGCTGGACGGCTGCATCCGTCCAATACCCGTCCAAGGACGTCCAAGAGTGCCCGACTTACCCACTACCAAAGGCGCGATTGAAGCGCTCCCTCTCCCCGTCAAGAACGCCGCGGATTATCGCGACACGAAGCAGCGAGCTCTCTATCTGCGGGTCTCGCCTGCCGGCACCAAATCTTGGTGTGTGCGTGACGATCGCGGTGGAAAGTCAAAGCGGCTCAACATAGGTCGCTTCCCTGACATTCCTATCAGCCTCGCCCGAGAGCGCGCAGCGAAGATGCTGACTGAGTTAGCCGGCGGCGCTGATCCGAAGGCTGAGAAGGCAGCTAGGGCAATTGCTGAAACCAAGCGGCGAGCGAACACCGTAGCGGCGATCGGTGAAACCTATCTTGAGAAGGCTGAGATCGGGCGACACCGGCTGAACGGGAAGCCCATGCGGCCGAACTCGCTGCGCCAGGAGAGGGCATACTTCGAGAGCGTGGTTCGGCTCTATCTCGGCAACCGGCCTCTTGCCGATCTGACGCGCGCGGAGATTCAGATTGCGATCGATAAGGCGGAAGCCGACAAGTCGAAGGCTGCTGCCCGGTTCGGCCGCAATGTTCTGCAGCGCATATACAACTACGCAATCTGGCAGGACATCGTGTCCAACGACCCGACGCGGTTCGTATCGGCGCCCACTTGGACAGAGCGCGAGCGCGTTCTGACAGACGCCGAGCTGCGGGCGCTTTGGCAGGGCTTGAGTTCGGTCGCCACGATCGACGGCGTCAGCATCTCGCCGAACCTCGTCACCGCGATCAAGCTGGCGGCCGTAACGCTTCAGCGACGGTCCGAAGTCATCGGCATGCGCATTGATGAGATCAACCGCGAGGCTCGCACTTGGACCCTGCCTGGGTCACGCACGAAGAACGGCCGAACGCATGTCGTCCCCCTGTCCGATCTGGCGCTGGAGTTGATCGACGAGGCCGTTGGGTTTCGCGTCGGGAAAGCCCGTGAGAGCCAATTCGTATTCACTGCGCGTCGCAATCCCGAGGCGGCGATCGGGGCCATGGCTCTGACCCACGCCTGGCGCCGCCTGCTGCCGCATCTCACGATTCCTGATCCGACCGAGAAAGAGCCGGCGCGGACCAAGCCTCTCGCCGGAATCACCCCTCACGACCTCCGCCGAACCGGGGCAACGGCCATCACGAGCGAGCGCATCGGCATGCCTCGGTTCGTGGTCAGTCAGGTGCTGAACCATTCGAGCGACGCTGGCGGGACGGCGGCCGTGACGGCTGTATATGACCGGAACGCCTACATGCGCGAGAAGCGCGCAGCGCTGGACGCTTGGGCTGATCTTCTGCTGTCGATCGTGAAGGATGAGGGCCTGGCAGCATAAGACCGACATAAAAACCCCGCTGGCTTTCGCTAGCGGGGTGAATGGCTTCAAGCAATCAGTCTATCGACCTGCCTCTTCAGATAGGGGATGTCGTTGCCATTCCAGATTTTGACATCTGGACGAACCATGCCGGCCTCAGAGACGTGCGAACCGGCTATTCCGCCCCTTCCTTGCAGGCAGAAAATCCTGCCTTGCAGCTGACGAACCGCGACCCCTTCATTCTCGAACCGGCAGTCATCGACCACAACCTTGCCGCCAGCATCCAAAATACGTGAAGCGCCAGCCGTCCAGAGAGACGTCCAGAATTCCGGGCCGATCAAATCGCGCCCCCATTCGGTTCCGAGAGTCTGCATGACATATCGCGGGGTTCTTCCCTGCAGTTCTTTTGAGGGGAGCTCCTTCTCACTCCCTTCAATCTGATCGTTCGTCATCCCGATTGCGCGGCACATAGCTTTTAGTGGCCCGGCAAATTTCACCCGAACGAATCCATGTCGCTGCACGAGGTAATCGGCAACGGTTGACTTTCCCGACCCAGCGGCGCCCGTAAGCGCGACTAGCCTAGGGGCTGTCCGAGCATTGTCGTTGGCTGCGATCATTGCGGACGGCGCTGAAAAGCTCGACATCATATTCATGCTCTCTCATCCTCCCTCACTCGCTCACGACGAGGCCCTTCCGGTGCATTAGGCACAAAGCCACTAGGGTCGACGGCAATGTTGCGAAGAGTGGCTATCGGATCCCGAACCAGAGGCCGGAATCGAGAGGCGCGATACGGCATGTCGTCAGCTCCGTATCCATCGGGACCGCCGTCCAGTCCGCGGTCAATCTCCTCAAGGCGAATTCCCAGGAAGTCGCCATCAACGTAATGTCGGTACGCGCCAACCCACCTAATCGTATAGACCCTGCCGTCCTTGAGCCCTAACGGGGTCAAGACGCGTGGCGGCTGACTTGCATCGACGCAGACAACCTTTTGGCCAGTGTAAAATGTCATGACATTTCCTTGTCAGTTGTCGCTATGGATCCTCCCGCACGAACGCTCCATTCCAAGGCACCCGTTCTCTCTGCCCTGTCTTCCGAAGCCATTTGATCCAGGGCTCTGAGTTCGGCCCGACATCAATCCCGCCGCGCCGACCGCATCCTGTGCATTTGAGCGCGGCCGATAGGCGGGCCATATCCGCATCATCAGGCAGGCCGATCGCGTTCGGGTCCATCGTGAACGTGCGCGGGCAGATCGGGCAATGGCCTCCCAGCATTGCACCTGCCGCACGAACCTCGCCCAAGAGGATCGGCGGCTTTGGTGTCTTCGGCCATCTGCGGTTCTGTCCCATGTCGCCATGAGAACGCATCGCGAACGATTCGGGGAGAGGGTGCGGCGGATGGTCAGGTGAAACCTAGCCGCTCGTTCTCCTGCTCTTCGGTTTCAGCGCGCGCCCATGACTGAATGAATGCTACTTCCTGCCAGTCTTCGTCGCAGACCTTGTCATCGGAACTCCAAGCGAAGCGAGACGCCTGCTGGATCGACCAACCATCTCGATCATAGTCATAGGTCAGCCGGACGCCATCGCTCGCCCTGACGCTTTCTTGGTCCACGACGACATGAACGCAGCCATTCTTGCTGATGGCCGGATATGTCAGAGTCACGTTAAGCGACTGGCCCCGACGCTCGACATGGAAGTTGTTGCCAGCGGTGCCATAATCACTCTCGATCAGCTTCTGGATCTTATCGGTCATGGGAGCCTCTAGGGGCGTCAGGGGAAGGTAGCAAGGCGGCAACCTTTCTAGCAATCTCGTCCTTCACCCATTGCTGCCGCTTGCCAGTGTGGGTGTCAGGGTAGAACGGCTGATCGTGGATGATCTGGAGGACGGTGAGGACTACCTGCCGCTCGCTGGTGATCCGCTCAGTTCCCATCTCTTGCCTCCGCGAGGAGGGCGCGGCCCGCGTCGGTTACCTTGTAAATGGCCGGCTTCTGATCATCGACAAAGGCAACCAGTCCATCCCTGCGCATTGGCTCTAGGATGTTGACGCGGAACTGCGCCATTTCGCTTCGGGTGCAGTAGCCGACGTTTCTTGCGATGCCGCCAGCGGTGTAATACCCGGCGCTGTTCATCCAGCGCAGGGTATCGTATTCAGCCTTCCTCAGTTCACGCATCCCGCTTTTCCTCTGCCAGAAGCGCTCGACCTGCGGGCGAGGGCACGTATTCGGTCAGACGCTCGTTGTGAGTTTCCCGAGCCACCTCAACCAGCCCTTCGGCCAGAAGATGCTTCATGGATGCTCGTCGCCACCAATATGGCTCCCCAGCATCAGACCAGCGCGCGCACTCTTTCAGCGCTTCGATGTGGACAGGCTTCAGCTTCACTGGTCTCCCTCCTGTGCGATCTTGGCTCGGAGGAGGGCGGCGACCAAGGCGCGAGCAGGACCGCCCGGCACGTAGGATGCTTCTCCAACGATGGTTGCTTCACTGGCTTCCTCGGCCGCGCCCGGAATGCCGAAGCCAACATTCGATACTGACGCGTGCCACGATTTGCCGTGAACGGGCGGCTCACTGGATACGCCCCAAGCCCATCCCGGCAGCACCTTATCAGCGAGAGCCACGGCGGCGTCGATGGAGGATGTCGGCGACGGCTGATAGCCGAGCGGGCGCTTCTCCCAGATTCGTGGCCGACCATTCCGATCCGTGCCGTCAAAGATGCACCAAACGCCGTTTATTGGGCTCTGCATGACTTGGGAATCGTTCGGGGCGAAGAACGCAGCGACGAGCCGAACATCAAGCTCTTCGTCTCGTCCCTCTCCCTGCTCGACCCGATCTAGGAGAGTGCGGAGGGTGGAGGTCATGGGCGGGGCTCCTTCTGCGGATAGTTCATGACCGGGCGCTCAGCCGCCTCAACGCACTCCCAGCGGAGCGAGCGAGCCTGCTCAGTGACCGGGTTGCCCTCCATGTCCTTGCCAGTCGCGATCTGAGCCGCGATCTGGCTGTTCGCCTCGTTCTGCAACGACAAGCATTCGGCTTTGCCGTACGGTAGAGGGCCGGCAACGCCACCGATGTAGCCGGACATCCAAACGACCATCCACAGGCTCATTCCGCGCCTCCGCCATGCTGGGGGCGGGGTGAGACCTCGCGCACTTCGATGCCAGCGGCCCGAGCGCGGCGCACCATGTCGGCCGTGCCTGTTCCGCCTGGGAACGCAAGCACGAGATCCGGCTTCCCTTCATCGATCATGCGTTGGTTGCGGATCGGTCCGGCAGACTTGTCCAAGCCGCCAGACCGGCCGCGCGGATACCAATTGGCGTGAAAAGCCATCCGCTCCACGCTATTGCGCTCCGCCCATATGTCAGCGAGTTCGTCAGCGCCACGAGCGGCACCATGAATGATCGCGGTCGGGCTGAGGCGATCCAGCGTTTCGGTCAGGAGTTTTCGCTCCTTCTTGATGCGGTCCTCTTGCTCGTACCACGCCATGGTGCAGCGAGTGACGCCGCGAAGCATGTAGCCAAAATTCCGGCCACCACAGACTAGCACACGCATCCTCACGCCCTCCCGCCAAGCAGCGGCCGGGAGGCGAGTCCGGCAGTGAGCCGTTCATACATCGACATGAACTCGGCCTTGGCCACCTCAGGCGCCCAATAGCGCAGCGTCACGCCGAGCGGGTCATCATGGCGGCCATGCCATGCCATCTTCTCCATATTGACGAGCTCGTCGGAGATGATGCGACTGTCGGCTTCATGCACCTCTGCTGGCATCGTAGGAGACAAGCCAAAGCGCATGCAGATTGCCAGCATGACGTCGCTTTCGGCCTCCTGGTAGTTCTCTAGGTAGGATTTGATAGGCCTCGGCACATCCACGAGGTAAGCCTCGCTCGCATCATGCAGGAGCGCCCAGAGCTTATTGGGCGCGGTGACGCGATGGGCCATCAGGACGCAGTGCTCAGCTACGCTGTAGAACCGCTTGCAGTGTCCGGCATATCGGCACTGCATGGACAGTGAATGGGCGATGTCCTCAATGCAAACATCATCCGCACGCGGGTCGAGCGGCCAAAACCGCCTCCCTGTAAAAGTCTGAATGTAGTCCCCTTCCCTTCTGTCCTCATGAGGAAGGCTGGCATTCAAACTGACGATAGTGCTGATCGATGGCGCTCCACACTCGACGTGCAAGCGCGCCTTCTCATCTTGATCGGGCATGTGACTCTCCTCAATGGTGGTGGTGTCAGGCAGCGAGCTTGGTGGGCTCGTTGTCATTGGCGGCGTCCAACATCGCGACGCGGACGCGGCTGACTTCGCCGAAGTCGCGGTGATAGGTGATCGTTTGCACGGATCGGCCGGAAAGGAATCCCGCGCCGAAATGCCAAGCATCCTGTGGGATGGGGGCTTGGTGACTTTCGCAGATGACGCCGCCGCCCTCAGATGCAGTTTTAGAGTGGTGGTGAATATGGAAGCCGTGGCAGTACCGGAAGCGCGTTGCACCCCAATCCTCAGCCCGGCGGTGCGCCATGATCTGAGGCATATCCTTTAGCTTTACGGTGTGGCCGTGCGTGGCCGCGAGGAGCACTGACCCAAATCGATGATAGAAGAACAGGGATGCATCCACATCTACCGTGACTCGGGGCTCATTGCGGTACCAAGCCAACAAGAAGTAGGCGACTGCGACTGCGGTATGCTCATCGTGGTTTCCGGGTAGCACTCGCACGATGACGGACCGATTGCGATGCAGGGCGGCATTGATCGTGCGAACCTTCAGCCTACAGGCAACTTCGATTCCCTTCTGATATCGGCCATCAACGTCGAGGGCGTTGCCTGACCTAGCGGTCCTGTTTTCGTTGTTGTCTGCATGGGTAAGGTCCCCACCCCCAAGGACAATCGCGGTTCCTGCGGCAGGCGATCGCAAGATGGCATCCTCAATCCCACGCCCAATGACCCGCTCCGCGATCTTTAGATCCCAGTTCTCGCCAGTTTCTCTGCGCCACGTCATGAGGTTCACGTGCCAGTCGTTGCACGGAATAAGCGTGAGAAGGCTGGTCTCAACGTCCTCGGGCGGCTCAATCGCCACATGCTCGCTTTGGTAGTTGGCGAATGCGGCCTTGATGGTCTCGGTTATTTCGAGTGGATCCGGCCCATCGGCGCGGGTCTTGCGCCACTCCTGGATAACTCGGCCTTCGGCGTCGACCAAAGCCGATATACCACGAAGGGTATGTCCGGCGGGTAATTCGAACTCTTCCCCGTGGGCCTTCGATTGCTTGATCCATGCATCCCCCTCGCGTGAGGAAATGGACTTGATGGCAAAGCCTTCTACGGCTGGCTTCGTCCCCATAAGTCCGCGCTCGGCCGCTCGTCCGAGGCGGTTGTTTAGCGTCTGTCGTGGGATTCCAAGGGCTTCTGCAGCTAAGGTTTTCGACCCATGCTCTTGAAGGGCGTATACGGCTTCAAGAATGAGATCATCGGAAAGAGGTGGCGTCGGCATCAGAATGCGGCGGCCTGACCGGTAATTCGGACCATGCTTCTTCTCCTCTATGGTGATAGCGGAATAGTGGTGATATACCGCATATCGTTTTATAGTCTTTCATATCCCCTTAGTCAACCATCCCCCGAACGCAAAAAAGCCGCCAATCCGGTGAGGGAAAGGCGGCTTGCATCTCATTGTGTAACTCCCGCGAACTTCCTCATGACGGGCGGGCCTTCGATGAACCCGCCCTGCCGGCGGCGCCAGGCCAAGTCCTCGTTCGGCAGGATCGTGAACTGGCGCTCCTTCAGGTTCTGCTCCAGCGGGAACAGCTTCTGCCACGGATTGCACTCGTACCGGATCGTGCCTTTGTAGAGCGCTCGGCCGGGCGCAGCAGCCATCGGGATCGGAATGCGGATCGTGAACTCGGCGGGGCCGGCTTGGACGATGCGCTCCTGCGCCGAGATGGGCCATTCCACCTGCATCTCATCGATCACATAGCGGAACGCGACGATCTTGCAGTCTGCGGTCCAGACCACCTTGTAGGCGATCTGGAGGAAGTCGCCCTGCTTGACCTCTTGGCTGATGATCTCGGACACGCTGTCGGCTGCTGGCCGGCGGTCGAGGATCATCCAGTAGAGCCAGGGCAGCGCGGCGAGACAGACGACTGAGGCAACCACGTTCGGGAACGTCAGATAGCGGCGATAGGCGCTCATTTGGCCATGCCTTTCAGGAGTTCGCGTAAAACGAAGAAGCCGCCGGACAGCGCCGAAAGGCCCATTGCGATCTTGACGAGGCTGCTGGTCACAAGGCCCCAAGCCTTCTGGTTCGCGACCATCCTCGCCAGCTCGGGCTCGTTTTGAATGAGCCGGTCGAGAACCTTTGCCTCGTCCTCATCGGGCGACCAGACGAATGGCGCGCGGATGGGTCGTCGCAGCGTGTGCTGCTCATCTTTGTAGTCGTCTTCCACCGGCTCATTCCTGGTTCAAACTGCGGTCGGCGTGGGAGGTGTCAGGTGGCGGGCTTGCTGGCGTTCGGAGGCGCCAGGTATGTGCCGATCGCGCCGAAGATCGCCGTCACGATGAGGTCGATCGTGGCCGGGTCGAGTTGGGCGGCGATTGCCGGAGGAATGAAGTTCTCGCCCACGGCCCACCCGATCAGGACGCCGGCAAGGGAGCCGATCATCTTGGAGTAGCGGGACAGGTCGAGAGGACCGGATGCGACCGGGGGCTGTTTGGCCGGTTCGGGCTGTGGCGTGGGCGCCGGCGCATCATCCGGCCGAGGCGTCGGCACCGGCACGCGGATCACCTCGTCAGCCGGCGACCAGGGCGTGTCCCTGATCTTCGCCCAGCGCTTGAACGCGGCCTCGAGCTTCGTGTGATAGCCGTTCTTGGCATACTGCGGCCCGTTGTAGCCGCGCGCGAACCCGGCCCAGTCGTGCGCGCGCAGCTTGCCGTCGAGCTTGGCCGACAGGATGAAGGCGACCATCATCTCGAGGTGCTTGTCGGCGTCGTCCAGCGAGGCCAGCACCATCTCCTGAACGGTGTCATAGCCCACCATGGCGTGGTTCTCGCCGAGGATCTGGCCAAGCCCCCAGGATGCGGACTTGAGCGCCGCCGTCTCATCGATCGCCATGGCCTCGATCAGGCGCGGATAGCTGTCCTTCGGATACGGCCGCTCACCCCACGAGGGGTATGCGAGCCCGGCCTTCACCGCGCGGTCGCGCTTGGCGCCGGCTCCCAGGTTCTTCCAGAAGCGATGCGGCTCGAAGAGCATCTTGGGCCGCCCCTTCGCGTCCCATGCTCCTCCTGCGGTCTCCACGTCGATCACAGCGTGGATCTCGTCCTCGCCGACGCCGATGCGATAGCCGAGGCGCGGCAGGTCGATGTCATCAAGCGGCTTGGCGGCGCCGCGAAAGCCGTTGAAGTCGGCCATGGGTTGCTCCGGGCATGAAAAAGCCCGGCGCAGTGGCCGGGCGAAGAATTGATGGTGCTGGGTTGCGGAAAGCGTGCGACGGTGGTCGGTCAACCTCGAAAGGACTGACCCATGGGTGAGAAGCGCAAAGGCTCAAAAGAGGGCCGCAAGCCCAAGAAGGTGGTCGAGAAGGTGATCGCAGCAGCCCCGAGCCTGAAGGGCGGCATCTCCGGCACTGCGAAGTCGGGCAAGTAGCTGCCAGCATGCGGGGCGCCATTCTGGACGTCCCGCAGTCGCGGCGCGGCGGCTTCTCTAGGATGGTCGCCCCACGAGGGAGGTCACTATGAAGGAAGAGATCGAAGAGCTTGAAGGTCGGGTCGACGGGCTTCGCCTGATCCTGGCCGTTTTGATCGCGGAAATGCCGAACCGCTACGACGTCATTCACAAGCTTCAGAAGACGGAGGCAGCGGCCCGGCAGCGGAACCTGCCGACCGGCGTGCTTCGCGAGCTAGCAGACCTTCGGGGCGCGCTGGACGAGCTCTGACAAGGTTCAGGCAAGGTACACTGCGCAGATTGGAAGCAGGCCTTACGGCCCTCCCCTCAGCGCATCGCGTTATCGTGCGCGCTGGACCGCGCCGCCCGGCTCATCTGTCAGGACAGCGCGGTCACCCACTCACCTCGGCCGACCAGCGAACACGAAGAGATGGGCGACGAAGCCCGGCGGCTTGATTGGAACGGGTTTGGCGCTACCGGCCTTGGCCGTGGTCTTAGGCTGTGCCTTGGTCGTGCTGCCGGTGAGAAGCGGCAGGAGTCCGCCCAGAAGCCCGGCTGTGCCCGCCTTCATCTCCACGGTGTCATCGACATAGCCATGGTCGTGCTCGGGCAGCATGGCGAGGGTGAGCGTCACGCTATCGGACCCGATCAACGAGCCCGCCACCCCATCAAAGCCACTGGCGACCGTTGCCGTCCCGACCGGCACCTTCACCAGCTTGAACGTCGAGGCCGTCGAGCCCGCCAGGAACCAGCCCATCCCGGCCGCCTTTGCGACGAACTCGGGATAGCTGGCGCGCTGGTATTCGGTCTTGCCGTCGAGCCGAAGCCAAGCCGGGCCGAGATCATCGAACAGGGCATGTCGCAGGAGCCCCAGCGGCAGGGTGACGTCGCGAAGGTCTACGCCGGCCATAGCTTGTCGTCTCCGATGTTGCTGATGGCCTCCCCAGCGGCAATGCGCTGCTTGAGGTCGTTGCCGGCGACGATCAGGAGCCCTTCCCTCGCCGCCACGGAATTGCCGAAGGCGACCATGGTCTGAGCGTCCATCGGCACGCGCACGTCATCGGCCGCGATCCAGAAGAAGTCCTTGTCGACGCCCGGCCAACGGAGATCGCCGGGCTGGACACCTCCCATGATGGCAATGGCGGCCGACATGCGGGCCGTGTTGATGCGGGCGCGGGCTTCGTCGTCAGTCTGGAAGAGGTGACCAGCGAAGGTGACGCCTCGGTTAAGGCGGCGGTCACGCTCGGCGTTCACCGCCTCCACGGACGGAGCGGGCAATTTGCCGACGGTCCACGTCTGCTTCCAGGCATCGCCCGACTTGGCCGGCTCGCCCTCGCTGAGGGTCTGCTTGGCCGGGTCGTAGGTCGGCGGCGTGGTCGCCTGCACCGGGTCGAGGCCGAGGGCGTCCAGCACTTCAGCCGGCGGCTCGTCTCCGAACAGAGCCCCGGCCTTTTCTCGGATTTCCGGCGTGAACACGGGATAGCGGCTGGACGCGCGGTCGCGGTAGGCGGCGACGGTCATGTGGGAGCCCTCACAAGCATAGCGATATAGGTTCGGTTTCCGCCCAGGCCCCTGAGCGACATGACACCTTCGGTGTCGCTCAAGATGCGCGCGACTGCATCTTCAGCCGCACTGCTGTTCGCCTGCAGGCGTTGCTCGTTTCCAGCCCATCCCGGGGAGCGAGCCTGATCGAGCATCTCCCAAGACTCGCTGAAAACCGTAGATGTAGATTTGATCAGAGCGAACTGCGCACCGTTCGCCCAACCGTGATCGATAGAGCCAGCACCAGAAGCATTTGCCGTCACCGATACGCACTGGATCAGGTCGGGGTTATGGGCGAAGAGGTAGGCGACGTAGAGCGTGCCGTTGTTGTTGACGTTGCCGCTGGACCCCAAGGTAAAATCGGTGGCGGTCGGAGGGGTGTTGTTCCAGAGCGCGATCGAGCCAGTCGCACCGTCCGTGAGGTTGAGCCTCAGGCTATTCGACTGTGGCGTTGGAAGAGACCGATGATAGACCTGCCAGTCCGCTGTTAGGTTCCTCGGCCTGATGATCATCATACCCGGCACATCGCCAAGCCCATGCGGCATCTGCCGCCCGGATTGGCCGTTGCCCGTGTAGGTGACGATGTCGAAGAACTTCTTGGCACGGCGGAAGGACCAAGCGGCATAGGACGAACCCGACACATTGCCGTCGCTGTTGCCCATAGAGAAGCCGTTCGACAGGAATGCTCCTCCAAACGTCGCGCCGTTCGTGATCAGGTTTTCAGATGCTGAATCGTTTGACGTGAGGCCGTTGTTCGGGCCGCGAAGTGTGTCATTCCAGAGATTGTTGCCGGTTATGTTGCGCCGCTTCGCCCAAACCAACCCACCCTTCCCGGCCAGATCCAGCCCGTTCGTGATCGTCTGCGTTCCGCCGTTGCCTGTGTGGAGAGAGGTGGCGAATACGTCTTGGGGGCGGATTGGCGCCGCGCCGGCGAGCAACAGTTCGGTGCCAAGCATCAGGCTCATTGGAGCACTCCCGCGCGCACGCCGCGCACCAGCGTAAGGGCCAGGCGATAGGCGTTGCCGGCCACAAGCGTTGCGCCGACGTCCGCGATGTTCGTGGACTTCTTGGTGCCGCCCAATTCCCATTGCGTCGTGCCGGACACGGCGATCGAACCGGACTGGTAGAGGATGTTGATCTGCATCACCCCGCCTTCCACGAGGTTCGTCGGGTTGATGGTATGTGCGCCGTTGATCGTCACGGTGTGCACGTTCGCATCGGCGTAGCTGTAGGCCTCTGTGACGGCGCCGAGCGTGCCATGATCCTTGACGGCGCTGGTCAGCGGCCCGGTCATCTGGTCGCCGCGACGATCCAGAAGCGAGCGCGCCGGGGCGGTCAGGAACACCTCCTTGTTGCCGGCGGGCAGATCGACGGCCGATGTCCCGCTTGAGCTCGCATAGACGGTGGTGCGCTGGAGCGTGCCGGCGGCCGACAGCGTGCCAAGGCCGACCTCCCACGTGCCGCCCGGCCCGTTGATCGCGTAGTCGCAGGTATTGCCGACGCCGACGCCGGACGCGAAGGACTGGAAGCCCTGCACGGCTCCGCCCAGCGCGAGCGAGCCCGTGCCCGTGGTGAGCGTCAGTTCCTTGACGCGGTCTGCTTTGACAAGGGCCATCTCAGAGCCGCTCCTCGATCGTGTAGGTCTTGCTGAAGTTCTGGAAGAAGCTCTCGACGTTAGGCGTCGTCTCCGGCAGGAAGCCCCAGATGGCGCGCTGCCCGAAGTTCGGCTCCAAGGGATGTGAGAGCAGGAGGACGTCGGCCGAGGCCCCGACCCGCGCGTCCAAGTCCTCCACGAAGCCCCAACGGGTCTCCGGGTCGATGAACTCGAACGGAAGGTTCAGGACGCGATAGGGCCGCTTCTTCTCGACGTGGAGCGAGCCGCCCGCCGACTTCACCTTCTTGCTCGGATCGACCCATCGGAAGTCCCAGCCGTAGCCGAAGTTGACCCGGAAGCTGTGCCGCTGGCCGATGACCAGGCGCCCGGCTTCGATCGGATCGGGCGCGCCGTCGAGATCGATGCGCAGATACCGGACGGAGACCGGCTCCGGCAGCAGCATGATCTGGTAGCGATAGCGCAGATCGCCGCCTGTGTTCGTGGTGTCGATCACCGTGCCGGCAATGGCCTCGCTGTCGGCCAGAGAGCCCCGCAGGCGCGTGGTGCCGGTGACATTGCAGCCAACCAACGCCACGGTGTCGATCGGCGCTGGCGAGCCCAGATCGATAAACAGTGACTCGGACGCCGACATGCCACGCCATTTGCGTCCGATGTGCGGATCACGCAGCATCTGGACCGGCAGGAACGGCGCGGAGGATGTGGCCCGCACGAAGGTCGAGGGCAGGTCCGCGAGGTTTTCATAGGCGACCGCCGCCCGGAACGCGCCTTCAGCCATAGGCCAGGACCTCCACGATGTTGTTCTCTGTGTCCTCGTCTACCTCCACCACGACCAGGGACCGTCCTTCGGTCAGGTCCCAGCGCGGATAGGTGACGTGCATTTCGCGGCCGAGATCGGTGACGAACGGTGCGACCCGGAGCGACATGCGGTAGAGCGATCGGGCATCCCGCCAGAGCCGAAGCTGCCGGCGGCATTCCTTCACCGCGTCCGCCTCGTCCCGGAAGAAGCTCGGCAGCACCTCGGGATCGGGCGCGAGCGGATGGTTGCGCCGGATCGCGGCGTCTTCCACCGGCGTCGAGATGCGGAAGGCCTCCCGCAGGAAGGTCCGCCGCTCTTCGCTCACAGAGCCCGCAAAGCTGTCGGTTCGCACCGTCCAGTTCAGCGCATAGGCCGCGCGCATCCGGTAGGGCGGCGGGTCGATGCCGTCCGGCAGAGCCTCCGGCTCGATCGTGATGATCTCGATATCGGTGACGCGCGGGGCGTTCGGATCGCCCTTCGGGGCTTGGAGAATGCCGACCTCGAGACGCCCGTTGCGACGGAAGCCCGCCCATCCGCCGACGCCGCGCATCAGCGCCGTCATGGCCTGCGAGATGGTGGTCTCGTCTCCGGGCGGCAGATAGTAGCCGACCGGCGCGCTCTGGAGCGATCGGACGCGGGCGAAGCTCGCTTGGTCCAGCAGGACCCCCGCCGCGCCTCGCGCCAGGAGTTCGATGATGTCGGGCGTCGAGGCCGCGAGGTTGCCATCCAGCATCTCGCCTTCCACGTCCGCCGTGTACTGGCCGATGTCCTCGGAGAGCGTGAAGGCGGGCCGGAAGAGCGATTGCGCGAGACAGGTGTTGAAGTAGCCTTTCTCCACCGTGGAGGCGACCAGCGCCTCGTAGGTTGGGAAGTCCGGCCCCTTCAGGAGCGGAGCGCCGCGCACATAGACGGCCGGGATTGCCTTCGCCGCGCCGGTGCCGACGCTGTGCACGAGAGTCGTGTTCTGCGTGAGCGCAGCCGGTGTGACGTTCTGGACGTAGCCGAAGGCGCGCGGACGACGCCGGCCCTTCAGATCCTCGCCGCCCTCCAAGCCGCCCGTGCCCGCGAAGGTCGTGGCGCTGGCAGGCACGTCGAGGAGATAGGCGTTATCGCGAAGCTCGACGATGAACTCTTCGCCCTTCGCCAGGAAGCCGGTCGACTGTCCCGCGAAGACGACGCCGAACGTGTCGTAGGCGCTGGCTGCGCCACCGAGGCGGATGATCAGCGAGCGCCCGTCCATGGCGTGGGTGCGGGCGAGCCCGTCATAGGCGCCGTCAGCGTTGGTGAGGATTGCCTCGCCGAGGCCCATGGAGAAGCCATCGAACGCCATGCCACCCCGGATCGCCCGGTTGAAGCGCAGGGCTTGGCGCATCGTGCCGGCAAAGAGCCGGTTCGGGATCGCGTCGCTCGGTCGGGAGATATAGTCCTCGGTCGCGGCGAAGATGCGCGTGTCGGCGTTCAGCCGGAGTTCGGAACTCGCGCGCAGGGTCGCGCTGCCGGGCCGGAAGGCGACCCACAGTTCGGCCGAGCCGCGCAGCGTGATCAGGACGGCTTCGGTGGCGGTGGAGATCGGCGTCTCGGAGAGCGCGTTGTGTCCGAGCATCAGCCCTGATCCTCATAAGGCACGAGAAGCCAGGGGCTCATCTCGATCGTGTAGATCAGCCGCCGGGTCGGGTTGTTCACGAGGTCTTCGAAAGCGGAACTCGGCTCGATGCCAAGCGCCGCGCGCGACAGGAGCGTGGCCTGCGTGCGCGCCACGAGACCGCCTCGCGCCTGCACCTGCCCGGCTGCCTGGACGGATGCCGACGACAAGCGGACGCGGATGGCGGAAGCCGACGTGGAGCCGCGCGCCAGAAGCATCGCAGTGGCCACGCGGTTTGCGGCGCCGAGCGCGATGACGGAGGCTGTTGCGGTCGGTGTCGCGGATGACCGGCGCACCGCACCGGCGATGGTGGAAAGGGAGGCGGCAGCGGTGAGCGTCGCCGCTCCGCTGATTGGGGAACGATCGACGGCGCTGATGGCCTGCGAAGATGTCGGGCCGAACCCCAGCATTCAACCGGCCTCAGGCGAAGACGGCGGAGAAGCTGCCGGCGGCGATCTGGTAGCTGTCGCCGCTCTGGATCGTGCGTCCCGTGGCGGCCGCGCCGACCAGGAGCGCGTTCCCGCCCGTCGCCGCATCCATGACGGCCACATGAGTGATCGTGCCCCAATCGATGGTGGCCGGGCCGAAGGTGATCGCCTGACCGTTGCTCGACGTGCCGGACGAGGCATCGGCGGCCGACATGATCGACGTGATGGCCTGACGCGCATAGCCGCTGCTGGACGCCGTGATCTCGGCAGCCGTCGAGCCAGCCTCGCCGGGATCGGCCGTGAAGAGCGCCAGATAGACAGTGGCCGGCATGGTGTAGGCGGCCTTGCCGAGCGTGTGATCCAGCAGCTTCTTTTCGAGATAGTTCGTCATCGCGGACATGCGCGGCGATCCTTCGATTGGAGAAAGAAAAGGCCCCGCCCGGAGGCGAGGCCATTCAGTCAGGCGGCGATCTGCGCGCGACGCGCCGCGATGCGGCTGGAGCTCTCGCGCCGCCGCTCGGTCTCGGAGGAAACCTCACGGTTTTCTCGACGCTCGTCCTCACTCAGCGAGGACAGGATGTTGCCGATCGCCTTGGCGTTCTCGGTGGAGGTCCGTGTCAGCCGCTCGATCGCCGCAACGACGTTGGCGTTGTCGTTGCTGACGCGCGGCATCATCGGCGTGGCGACCATGGGCAGGCTGCGCGTCTGGCGCATCATGTCCACGGTCCCTGCCCCGCCCCAGGCTGCAACGTCACGCTGCGACCAGACGACTTCGCCCTTGTGGACCAAGCCGGCGACGTCATGGACACCGCCGGCACCCGTGTAGCCGCCCGTTGCCCAACCGCGCCCCTCAGTCTGACCGTGGAGGCCGAAGTGAGCAGACGCATAGACCTCGGGCGCCATGCCCGCCGGTAGACCGAACGTCTGACCCGCTTTGATCGCAGCGGCGACGTCGGGGTTGTTGGCAAGGTACTTCGCCGACTCCGTCGAGACGTTGATGCCAGGAACCCGAGGCGCATCGTAGTTGGCGCCGCCCGAAGACGAGCCACCGCCACCCGCGCCGGGCACCGTGATGCCCGCAGCCCGAGCCGCCGCAGCCGCCGCCGCGTATTCGCGGAAGGCCACTTCGAGCGACTTGATGCCCTCGTTCAGCCCGAGGATCGCCTCGTATTCCTTGCGGTTGGCCTCCAGCAACGCCTCGTTCTGAGTGATTTGCTGCTTGAGCGCCGCAAGCTGGCTCTCGGCCGTCGTCAGCTGCCCGCGCGCCCAGCTCTCGCTCTGGTCGAGGGTCCGGCGCACCTCTTCGAACGCGTCGTGATAACGCTCCGTCGAGGCGTAGAAGGACCGGGCCTCCGTCAGATACTCCTGTCCCGCGCCGGTCAGCTGCGACTGCGCGTCGGCATCCCCAGCCCTTGCCTTGGCGGCGAGATCGAGGAACTGCTTACGCGCCTCCGCAAGCCGAGCTTCGGGCGCCAGGGTGGACAGGCTGTCGTCCACCAGAAGCGACCGCTTGAACTCGGCCAGCTGCGCGGCGAAGTCCTCCAGCTTCGAGATCGTGCTTTCGAGCTCGTTGGCCTCGTCCCGGCGTGCGTTCAACAGGTCGTTGATACGGTCGGTCTCGGCTTGGTACGAGCGCTCCAGAACGTCGCGGGCCGTGTCGAGGTTGGTTTGCGCCAACTCCTTCGCGGTCTGCTTGGCCTCGGTCGTCTTCTCGACAAACTCCGACACCACCCCGTTCAGCTGCGGGAACAGCCGCACCAGCTCGGCAAAGGCGTCGCCGGTGAGCTCGGCCCCGTCCACGATCGACTGCGCTTGCAGCTTGAAGAACTCGGGCAGACGGGACGCATCCGCCCCGGCCGCCGAGAAGTCCCGCTGCAGGCCCTCGTATTCCTCGAGGAAGCTGCGGACGGACGTGAGATACGAACGCCCACTGAGCTCATCGATCCGATCGGCGAGGTTCTGTTCCAGTCCCCGCGCGATGTTCGCAATGGCTGCGTTCAGACGCTCATCGATCACCCGAGCCGCTTCGTCGGCGTTCCAGCCCAGATCCTTGAAGATCGGGACCAAGCCCGCCGCCGTGCCGCGAAGGCCGTCGATCGTCTGCTGGACGTCGGAGACCTTCTCGGCGGTGTAGAGGAGCGACAGGGCGTACTTGCCCGCCGCGTCGTTGTAGCGGGCGATGGCGTCGGCGCGCTGACGCTCCGTCTCCTGGGCCTGCTGCTGGGCTGCCGGCGTGTTCAGGAAGTCGATCGACGCGATGTTGCCAAAGGCGATGTCGATGTCGTCGCGCGTCTTCTTGAGCTGGCTGGCGAGGTCCTTTGTCGCGGCCCGGCCCTTGGCAAAGGCCCCTTGGAGCCCCTGCCCGGATGCCATGTCCGAGACCATGCTGTCGAAGCCCTCTTGGAACTCCGAGAGCATCTTGAGGAAGCCTTCGAACAGCTTCGTGCCGGTGCTGTTGAACTGGGCGGTGCTGTTGCCCGTGCCCATTTTCCAAGCCGCGCCGCCGACGCTCATGAACTGCGAGAGCTGGCCCCACTGGTCGGTGATGTACTTCCGAAGGTCGCCCTTCCCTTCGCCCGAGAGCGAAGCGTCGAACGCCTCGTAGGCTGGGCGCATCTGCTCCCACTGCGCAGCGGCCTGCTTGTGCGCCTCCTGACGCTGCTTCCGCTTGCCGAGCGCGCCACCGATCAGACCAATGGCGGCACCAGCAATGGCGCCGATCGGGCCCGCTGCCCCGAGCGCCGGGAACAGAGCCGAGCCAGCCTGGAAGCCGCCCAACGCACCAGAGACGCCACCCATGAGCGGGTCGCCGCCCTGGTAGGCGGAGGAGAAGATGCCGGCGCCAGCGCCAAGAACGCCGAACGCCGTCTGCCCGAAGCCGCCGCCAGCCTGTCGAAGGTTCTGGCCACCGGAGTTCCAGGGGTCGACGCCCGCCCGCGTATAGTCGCCATAGGAGGCCTGCCGGCTGTAGTCGGTCAGACCATCCTTGACGCCGGTCGAGGTGGCGCGCTGGAGTGCCCGCTGGTCGAAGCCATAGGGCATGGACGAGCTGGCCGTCTGCGTGCCGGGGCCAGTCCGGTAGCCGACGACTTCCCGCGTGGAGAAGTTCGAGACCTTCGCGCTCGCGGACTGGTTGCCGCCGAAAATCTGGACCGTGCCGTCGCCGAAGCCAGCCACGAAACCGACATGGCCGGACGCACCGCGAGCCTGCGGACGCAGGACCACGACGTCGCCGATCTTCGGTTGGTTCGTCGCCGTGCCCCAATTGAGGAACGACGAAGCCAGGTTCGACCCGGTGCCCTTCCCGCCGGCCTGCATGATCGAAGCGTTGGCGAACGCTGCGCACCATGCGGTGTCGGCGGTGGAAAGCCCCTTCCAGTTCCCCGAGGCCTGAAGGAACGAGTTCAGCACCTTGCTATCGGCGCGCTCGTTCAGTCCCGCGAACTGCTTCGCGACATCCAGCGCGGACCGGGAGGTCTTGGCCAGATTGTCGTTCAGCGCCATCAGCGGCGCAGAGGTGACCGCGCCGACGTTGTAGTTCGAGTTGGCCGCGACCGGAGGCGAGTAGCCGCCGCCGATAGCCCCGATGCCTCCAACCCCGGCCGCGCTCTGATCCGTGCCGAATCCGAACAGCTTGCCGAAGAGGTTCTTGGCACCGGCCGCGGCCAGCTGCGAGCCGAGGCCCGCAAAGCCGCGGAGGATGGACGAGAAGAAGGACTCGCCGTCCCGTGTCGCAGACGAGAAGATGTCCGCGAACACGTCGCCAACGTTCTCGATGAACGAGCGGCCGATGTCCTCGCCGGCTTTGACGCCGCGCGTTCGCAGGTTCTCCGCAGCCGAGGCCGCATCGACAAACCCACGATCGATCTGCATTTGCAGCGCTTGGCGGTCGAGATCGCTAAGGCCGTTGCCGACATCTGCGATGTAGGCCCCTAGACGCTCCGCCTCGCGGCTCGCCGCCTCGAACGGGAAGAACTGGTCGACCGCCGACCGAGCCGCATTCTTGGCCGCAAGTTGCTCCGTAAGCCGACCGACTTCCGCCGACGCCTCGCGGATCTTCGCAAGCTCTTCCTCCGAGACAACGCCCCCGGCCGCTGCCGCTGCCTGCTTGGCTGCGGTGAGAGCCTGAAACTCGAACCGGAGAGCCGCCGAGGCGCCTTCGGTCTGGCCGAACATGTCGAGCTCGAGCCGCTGCGAAGCAACGGTCTGATCGATGCCGGCGATGCGCGAACGGGTGGCCTCCGCGTAGCGCTGGGCTTCGTCAGTGGCGCGCTTGGCTGCGGCCTCACGCTCCTTGTTGGCCTCCTGCTCTCGGTCGAATGCGGCTTGGGAGCCGACGTTGTCGATCGCCTGCGCGCGAGCTTGCTCCAAGGCGACGATTGCATCGGTGCTGCCCTTGGCTTGGCGGATGTACTCGTCGTAGCGTTGGTTGACCTCTGCGACAGCACGGCCTTCCTCGCCTAGCCCGATGAGGGTCCGGTTGCGCTGCTCTTCTGCGAGCTTCGCTTGGGCGTCATCTACGATCGGAGCCATGGCTTTTTGAGCCGCAAGGCTCGCCAAGGCCTGCTCTTGTGCACTTTTTGCGTTAGCACTTGCAGCCAAGAAGGCGTCGTTGATCTTTTCAGCTTGAGTGCGAAGGTCCGGCGCGAACGAAGCAAGGCCGGACATCGCAGATCGATAGGCCTCACCCATTCTCAGAGCGGATCGCGATACCGCATCAGAGATTTCTACATTCGCACGAAGGGTGTTTTGTAGTTCAACATTCGGCGCGATCGTAGCTCGAATTTCGTCTGCAAACCGCTTTATATCTTTGTCGTCGGTGTTTTCCCGCAAAGTTGCTAATTCGTCGTTCAGGGTGCCGAACGCAGGTGCATTTGCATCGACGGTTGATTTGAAATCCTTTAGAATTTCCACCAGAGCGTCGAACTGTTTGAATCCACCGGCTTGAGAATAGGCTTCAAACACCGGAATATCACGAAGGACACTGCCAGCATCAGACATCTGCCTTCTTATGGTCTCTTCGCGAGACTGTGAAGCATCTGCCTGGGCGGAAGCCGCAGACTTTCTGCCGAACTGCTCTACACTGCTTGAAGCAATATCATAGGCTTGCGCAAGGGCTTTGACGCTTGCTTCCTGCTGCTTGATAAGATCGTCAATCGGCTTGACATTGTCGCGAAACGCATACCAGAGCCCGGCCGTTGCCGTAACGATACCCGCAATGCCTAGTCCGACTGGCCCCATATAGGAAACCACTGATGAAAAGGCATTTCGGGCGGAGCCGGCTAATTCTGACAATCCTGCTTTAATGCCATTCTGCCCAGCCAACGCCTCATAGATCTGTCCAGACTGAGTGGCGGCAATTTGCCCGATAGAGGCACCGCCGAAATACATCGTCGCAATATCAATGCCCTGCGAACGCAAATTCGCCATCTGATGACTTGCAAGCTGCAGATTTTCGCTGACCTGCCGAAGCTCTTTGTGAGCACCAACGAATTTCGTGCGCGCGGCCTCTACGAGCTCCCCGTGCTTCTGCCACGAGATTGCGCCGGCCTCAGCTGCCGCGTTCAATTTCTTCTGAGCGTCTTCGAATTTTGTTAGATCGCGGTAGACTGGATCAATGGCCTTGCGAACGTTGTTGGCTTGGCGCTCGATTTGGGCAAACGCTTTGGTAGATTGATCTATCTGCTTGACGATGCCGGGCGTGGCCATGCCAGCCATGGATTTGTTTAGCGCTGCCTCGGATCGCTTTTGTGCGCGCTCAACCTCTGCGAAGGCCGCAGCAGTATTTTTGCCGAACGACGCCGCTCCCGCACTCGCCTTGCCTGCAGCGGCGTCTAACTTGTTGAGAGATGCAACGGTCTCATCAACACCCCGCTCTTCGGCCTTGAAAACAGCGGTCGTGACGACTTGATTGTTGGCCATGGGCATCTTTCAACGAAAAAGGCCCGCCGAAGCGAGCCTATAAAACGATCAGAGTGGTGGTATGTGGTTTAAGGCTGTCGTCTCTGTCGCTTGCTTAGCGACCATCGGATTTGTCGGATTGAGCGTATTTGATCGACTCAATGTCAACGCAAGCAAGCCGATAGAGGTAAGCTTCTGCGATTCGGTGAGGCAGGATATCCAAGCCTACAGAAACGAGACGGCAATACCTTCTGGCAAGAGCCCCGATCAGATCATGCGAGATCGCGATATGCGCTGCCCCGATCTACCTATCAACCCGTAAGAAACAGACCGGCGGTTTCCCGCCGGTCTGTTTTCATAAGTGAATTGTCGGCTTTGACTTTTCGCGTCAGTCCCGGACTTGCTACGTCAAGACTTGACATGCCACGCCTGCCAAGCCCGACCGCAACGCGCCGTGCCATGGCTCGCCCCGCCTGCCTCGGCTTGCCACACCGGACCACGACTAACCCAGCCGTGCCTGCCATGCCGCGCCCGACCCGGCCATGCCACGACTCGTCATGCCTTGCCTGCCTTGACATGCCGCGCCTTGCCTGACCGCGCCTCGCCACGCCTAGCCTTGCCTGCCCGACCGAGCCCGGCCATGCCGTACCACGCCATGCCTTGCCTTGCCTGCCTAGCCCCGCCCTGCCTCGCCACGCCACGCCTAACCTGCCTCGCCGTGATCCTTGCCAGCCGGGAGAGGCACCCGACTTCGCACCATTTCAATTAGCCCGACTGGCGTCGATCGCCAGATCCTTCGAAAGGCTGTCAAGCGGCTCCAGAGACCCGCCGATGTGTTCAACTGCGGAAGCATATCGACCGATCCAAGCTCCGAGAGCCTGCGCCGCCTGACGGCAATGCTCTCTCATGTGATCAGGGTTCTCCGGGTTAGTCAAAACGTACCCAGAGCCATGGTGGCGATGATCGATCGGCGACAAGACTAGCGGCATTTCGCGCGTCACAACGCGCACCGCAGAGGCTGGCCGAAACTCTTCGACCTTGAAGGTGACGCGAAGGTCGCGGGCAAAGTCACGCGCCTGCTCAACTTGCCAAGCCAGCGCCGCTTTTTCCTGGTCCCATTCGAACCACCCGAAGGCCGGGTGCTCCTCCCCTACGCGGCGAACCTCATCAAGAAACAGCCTCGGGTTAAAAACGCCGTTGTGCCGGATCGCGAACTCTCGAACGATGTTCTGGCGCTGCTCTTTCGTAAAGCGAACAGCCATCATGCGGCCCTCCGCTTCACTTCCGAGAGGTAATGGGCCATCAGATCGGCAGTGTCTCCACCAGCGTATTCGGGGTCAGAAAGGGCCGCCTCCTGGGCTGCGCGCCCATGCTCGAGCACAAGCTCGTCCCACTCCTCGTCATCCTCGCCTTCGCCAAGAACGCGGAATAGACCGTACCCACCTTTGCCTTTTTCCTGTCGAAAGTCGCCTACGCCAATCAGAACTCCAGCGTTGCACAAGAGCGTCACGACGGAAGAAACCGACAGCTGCGGCGTTATGAACTGGATATCAATTTCCGCGCCCCACTTCGGGAGATAGGCTCGAGAACGAACATCCGGCGTCCGGTTCATGTCTGCGCTTCGCACCACGTCCATACGCAGCTTCGGAACTCCGTAAAGCGGAATGCGATCTCCAGGCATGAAAAGGAGCCGTTGCGCGGCCGACTTCGTGAGGCCGGGCGTTTCGAGCGCCGCCGTCGCCATGGCCGCCTTTACGGACACGACCTGAAGTCCGAGCGCCGTAGGACCATCAGGTACAATTTCAGCGCTGTCGCGAAACTCTTCAATCGGGTGGTGCTTCAGGCCGACCTTTTCGGCGCGCGTCTTTTTCGCAGTGCCGGTTAGAAGGCCCATCTTCACCTTGGCCGACATGCGATTTTGGAACAACGGCGTGGTGCCGATGATGCGAAGCCGCACCGATCCACGCTTGAGCGGCGCAACGGTGATTTCGGCGGAAATTTCCTTCTTCACGGCCATTACGCAACCCTCCGCATCAAGGCATCAGCATCCGCAGAAAAGCGGTTCATCAGGCCGGACAGAGTGTGGAGGATGTCGATCTCCTCCCGCGAGAAGGTGAAGGTCAGATGCACTCCATCGTCCGCGGAAGCGCGGCGCGTGTCGAATGTCCGCTCGACTACGTTGTCAACGCACCTCGCCAAGCGAGCGACGTCAACGATCAAACCTTGCAATTCGGCCTTTTGGCCGCTATCAGTTCCGTCGTCCACTGCAATGTCTCCTCAGACACGTTTGGATGTTTGAGTGGCGGCTGCAACTGCCACTTGTGTGTTTTCAGAACCAAGCTAACGAGGGCTGCAACCTTTCGTTAGCTTGTCGCCCTGTAGAGGTACCCACTGGGTACCTTCTTATGGACCCAGTGGGTACCATCTGTCAATAGGTCGTTAAGGTTCAGAGGCGCGTTCATGGTCGACGATCGAAATGACCCCCAATACAAGCTGCGCATGACCCAAGCCCTGAAGGACAAGCTTCAGGCTTCAGCGCGTGCGAACAACCGCACCCTGAACGCTGAAATCAACCTCCGCTTGGAGAGCTCGTTTCAGCACCTCCAGATTACCTTGTTCGGCGATTTGGTTCCTGCTGTTAACACCGACATTCCCAAAGTCAGCGACCGTCTCCTCCGTTTGACAAACTCCCAAAGCCTGACCGTCCAAGCCTTCAAGGATGCCTCCGAAGAGATCGGTGAAATCCTTCAAGCGCAGTCCAAGCTAATTAGCGAGACATCCATCGCCCTAGCCAACTTGAACGCTACAGACATCGTCACTGACGTTTCGGATTGATTCGTTACAAACCCTATTCGATCTCAGCGGCACGTTAAGCGATCAGTCACATTTACGACGCATGTTCGTCGCATGTCAACACGGCGCATAATGGGAGCACATCATGGCTGACGACAAAGAGACCACTCAGCGGAAAATCTACCTGTTCCCCGTCTCGCTTGTTCGTCGCATCAGCGCCTTCCAAAAGCGGGAAGAAATTGCAAATGAGTCTGAGGCCGTCCGCAGGCTACTCGATGAAGCCCTAAGGGTCACCGAGTCGCCAGTGGACCTCATGTATCAATGCAGAATGATACTGGAGAGGACGAATTCGCTATACGCGCCCGTCAAGGAAATCCTTGTAGGACACCCGAACGTAGAAAGCATCGTATTTAACGGAGATGATTTCGACGTTACCTTCAGAGAAGGTGTAACTTACTCACTCTTAAAAAGCGGCGCTGTGATGGTGCAGACTGAAAACGATGACTGGGAGGCGGTTTTATACCCAGACGAAGATTCGGATGATGAAATTCCGTTCTGAGAGGTAATCGTTCCGAGCTGAGACTCGCCCTTCCCTACTCAGCCGTTCTCTTAAACATCGACAGCGTCGCCCGCAGTTGCTCGTTGAAGGCTTCGTCATCCTCGGGCTCGGGCGTCGGCTCATCAACCTTGAAGCCGCCGATCCGGAACCACTGGCGCCAGTCGCTCTCGATCTGCTCCCGGGCCGCGTTAAGGGCGATCTGGAGGCGACCGAGATCGCACTCCATGATCGCCTCGTCCGACCATCCGGGCAGCATTTTCACAGCCGCCCTGTAGAGATCTACGAGCGCTTCCTCCGGCGTCAGACTTCGCCGTCGTTTCCCGAGTAGCGTTCCTCGTCTTCATCAGCATCGGTCTCGTCCGGATCCTTGCCGCCGTTGGCGAGCCGGTTTACGAACCGCATTACGTCCACTGCGATGTTTCGCGTGCCGGCCGCAAATACCGCTTCGTTTAGGTCATCGCTCGAGATAGCCTTCAAGGCTACACCCTGGCGCACGATGAACGTCACAGCCTGGAGGTCATTGGCAGCAACAGCCTGTAGGGCATTGATGAAGCCCCCAAACCGCTGCGAGACGTTCTGCGCGGCCTTCAAGGTAGGGCGAAGCTCGAATTCGTCGTCGCCGAGGGTGATGCTGACGTGATTAGTCAAAGACATGTCGGATCTCCATGTGTGGTGGTGATGTCGGATGTCGGTGGGAGGCGGCGACGCTCCGACAAACGCCGCCGCCAGCTCTCGCGAGAGAACTGAGAGTTTTAGGCCGCCGGTACTTCGATCGGCGCTTCCTGCGGCTGGCAGGAGAAGGTGCGAGTCTGCGTGTCGTTCGGGCCGCCGTTGCCGGTGTTCGCGCTCATCACTAGGACCGAGTGATAGGAGACGTCGAAGTCGCCGTCGGCCGTCGGAAGCTCGATCTTCAGATTGAAACTCTGGTAGGACTTCGACGCAGCGATGGCCTTGATCTGGCCGGGGTCGGTGTCCTTGCGCGTGCAGACGATTTCCATCGTCGCGCCATTCGCCGTGCCCTTGGCGTGGCGGG